CCTAACATATTAGTGATATGTTTGCGTCTAGACGATTTTTCAATCTTGTGAGCTTTTGGTTTAGTATATTTCTTACGAGTTTTTACCATCGTACCAACAAGTAAAAAATTATCATTTTGTAGTAAAGCTTGGTCCATTTTAATATTCCTCTAGTTTTTTCAGTAAGTAAAATTAATATAATGTTACTAGAAGGGGGACCTCTACATTCAGTTGGTCATTTGGTTATTCCTCAAAATTCGTTGCAATCGGATGAAAAGGTATACCGTCGGGTGTCAGATTAGCATATTCGACACGAACGAAACGTCCTTTATATATGTTTGGATTTGCAGCAATTTCATGCTTCTCCTCGAAAGTTCCAGGCGCAGATACTTTAAATTCTTTACCATTTTCTGTCATACATGTCAAAATTGCCCAACCTTCACGGGCAGTTACAATATCAACAACAACAAAAACATCATCATCACATTGCTTAAGTTTAAGCAAACCGTGTGAACGTTTACCATCTTGATATCCATAACCATCTAGACGCAAAATTGCGCCCTCATATCCTTCCTTCTTGTATGAGGACATAAGAACATATGCTGATACTGCATCCTTAATAGGAATAGTCGGCGCAATCTGAACCGGTGAGGAATTCAAATAACTTGGATTCCAACGCAAATTACAAATAGCATCATATCTCTTTGAATATGGCGCATCATCCATAATATCATAAAGAACATATTGAAGATTCAGAGAATTTTCCTGAGGCTTCTTTACCCAGGAACTAATTTGCTGAAGGGTATGACCATGGGAATATAATTCCCCATCTAAGGTTTGTCCTTCTTCGATATTAATCGTTTCTAGAATATGAGAAATAGATTCAATAGGTTTACCATTGCGAGAATATGCAACAAGTTCACCTGCATTCTTAGTAATGAGACAGCGGTGTCCATCATATTTACGTTGAAGAAATGCATTTTCAAAACTCACAGATTTTGCATCTGCAAATTTATGTGCCAACATGGGCTTAGCAAAACCTAGGGAATTGGTGGGCTTGCCGGTAAGTGCCGATTCGCGGTTTTCAGTGTAACCTCGATCTAGTTGCTTATTGATTCGACTACGGATTCTAGACGCTACTTGTTCAGGAATATTTCTAGTCTGCTTACCTTCATCAACAATTTCAGTTTGTGTGACTTTTTCGCCATCCTCCAAACCATAGGTAATGTGAATTACATTATCTATATTTGTGATATGCCACAGCCGCAAACGATTATGACTATCCTTGATGTATAGGGTAGTAGTATTCATAATTATTAACTCATTCATAATAAAATTGGCGCCTACGGAGGGGGTCGAACCCTCCATCACACGGGTTGAAATCCAGTGATCTGCCGCAGCGCAGGCGTAATTGGTCCTGTAGGTGGGGATCGAACCCACGTATCTCACGCTTATAAGACGTGCGCCGTTACCACTTAGCTACTACAGGAAAATTCGGAGCATAAATTAGGTGTCACATCGCAGGGTTAATTGATGTGACGTTCTGAGAATTCGAATCGATGGCATAGGTACCATAATCCATCGATCTCCACGTTGTCCTTTGGACATTCCGTATCTCAGTCACTTTAAATTGGCGCGCCTGGCAGGATTCGAACCCGCATCTAAATGAGTAGAAGTCACTTACTTTGTCCAGTTAAGCTACAGACGCAATGTTTTTTATTTATCTACAAATTCAATCTTTGCACAAAATTTTTCTTTATGTGCTGCATAGGCTTGTGAAATAAAATTGTCAGTTTTTGAACACTTTTCAATTAAAAATTGAATGCCGAACAAGGCGCCAATCATTGCAATTATATTGGTAATCATAAAAACTACCATGAATCCAATCATTGCTAGATATCCTTCCGGATTAATCCATATCCAATTGGATATGGAGGCTGCTGCCCATGCAAAAGTATCACCAAAAACACATGTTATGGCAAAAGTAAAAATAGCTACAATTGCCATGCATATCATGCCGAACAAAATGCGCCATGGATAATTACATATATTCGCATTGTATTTAAAAAATCTAAATCCTGGAGTAAATGATGCAATTTTATAATGCCATGCATTACAATTCAATTCAATTGTTTTCATAATATAGTTTCCTTTTAGTTATCACATAATATATCAATTACAATCAAAAAGCAAGAGGTAGACATGAACATTACCACATCTACCTCTTGTTTGATTAAAAGTAGCTGAATGCTCGCGCGCGAACAGTTTCAAAATCTTCACGATTGTAAAACTCACCATTCTTAAATACGCAACGAGTTTCGGCACCACTCCAAAGAGGCACCTTACCCTTCTTCGAAGCCTTACCCGGATCGGTAATTGGATCCTTGAACACATCAACCCAGGTACCATCAATCAAAGTTGCAGAATTTTTCATCGCAAACATATAATCATCGCGAGTGTGATCCTGCAACAGCGCACCTCCCATACCAAAACTGATATTGTCAACACTCCAACCATTCAGGAACATTGCTTCAAGAATGTTGGTAATAGAACCCATATTCACACCATCACCCTGAATTAAACGCACCTTAGGATTAAGAACCTTGAATCCTTTGGTATTGTAGGTAGTACCAAAGCGGTTTTCGAGCAAGGTGAGACACTTAAGTATCACTGTAACAGGATCTCCGCTGTCTGGGCGAATGACAAGAGTGCCCTTGTACTTTTCAACATTCTCACGCAATGAGCCGCCCCAGATGTTTTCTACTGCGTTATAGATGTTATATGAATCGCTAACGCAAGCCATAATCGGGTACGAATCAAACATGCGCAACATATTTTCATATGCAAGGGCTTCATGTTCACGACCCCATGCGGTAATGGTACTATGTTCAGATGCCGGAATAGTACCGGTCATGAAAGGACCATAATACTTGAATCCATTCACAATACCCGCAAAGGTATCCGAGCCGTAGAAGTTGATCAAATGTGCCATACCACCGTTGCCGGCAGACTGTTCAGTTGAAACACCTCGGGCACCAAAATCATGCAACTTCCAAGCCAGACTGTCAAGATTATCACTGGTAGCACGCATATATGCAGCAATGATCTGCTTACAATGCCAACTGTAAGATGCAATGGTAGACATGTACCACGCATCGCGCAAAATCGGCGTTTCAAAATATGCTGGCAGCCAAGGGACCAAAGGATCGGTATTGGTAACATTCAACAATCCCTGAGACAAAGGAACACGAGTGCCTTCAGGAATAGTGTTGATTTCCAACGGCATGTAACCATCATGCATCTTGAGAATGTATTCCCAGCCGGTACGATTGAAAGGCATATTACATACGTTTTTAATGTAAAATTCTGCTTCGGCGATATCTTCGTTGGTAATAGGTTTATCGAAAATTTGCTGAAGGCTGGCCTGAGTGCCGAACCAAATGAGTGATTTGCGAATCAAAAATCCATTGAAATCCTTCATGAAAATTGAATCATGATTCTGATTCACCAGAGGTGACAGAGTTTTGGTAAACGGAACATCATCCTTCTGTGTCGCACCACGACTTTCGATATAAGAATATACCTGCGTAGTCTTAGGCGGCAACTGCAAATAATGGGAAGGCTTATAGCCGTCGGTATTAAGAATAAGATTTGACATCTTAAGAACTCCTCTTTAAAGATATTACTTGATAGCGCGATTAATCATGGCGTGCGCAATGTGCCAGTGGTCCTCAAACATCTGAGTACCCATTTCTTTGAATTCCGAAAGCGGAAACCAACGAGCCTTTTCTGCGTCGTCGCTGCCATACACTCGCGGAAGTTTCTTCTGCTTATCCAATTCAAACAAAAATGCATGTGTGATGGTTCGACCACGCGAAGAACGATTCGGTGCATCAAACGGCTGATTGTAAGTGATAGATCCACGCAGAACTTTTTCTGGCACATGAATCTTCGTTTCTTCAATCAATTCGCGAATACATCCATCGATGATTCGTTCCTTCTGATTTAGAAAGCCGCCGGGAAGTGCCCAATTGCCTTTACCTGGTGCATCTTTACGCTTGATAAGAAGAATATGGCTATTCTGCAATACAACAGCATCGGTAGTCACAAACACAGGCGGAAACGGACTGCCTGCCCAGGACTTCTTATATGCTTCAATCATATTGAATTCAGTTACCAATTCAGCCTTAACATCAGGAGAAATGGATTCAAGAACTCGCAAAGTTGAAGCAGGCACCACGTTCTTATAGAACATGATATGATCCTGGTAATATAACTCACGAATTTTGGATGCATCGACTGGACGCAAATTACAATCCGGCCAAGGACCAGTATCGTACAATTTGTACCCAGGGAAATAGTTGAGATAATAGGTGCTGTCGTCTTTATCATGACCTACGATCACCACATTTTTGGGATCGAGATTATAATCAAAACAGGTCCATTTGACCTTCGCCTGGACCATTGCAGCCCATTCATTATCATCATAAGTACAATCGAGCAATTCGGCGATTTCGATTTTCGCACCATCGAAGGTCTTGACTTCGCGGGACTTATCGACAACCCATTCTCGAATCATGCGGGAACGTTCTTCAAACGTAAAAGGATTTTTGGTATTGCGAGCAGAGTTGGGTGACCCAACTAGAACTAGAACTTTTTTGGCAATTTCACTAGCCAACTGAATGGTAGTTGCATGACCAAAATGGAAGGGCTGAAAACGCCCGACATAAACGGCAAGATCGTACATAGCAGAACTCCTCTGAACTATTATTATTTTTAGACTGTGAATACAGTATATCTTATATAGCGTCCTCTGTCAAGCGTTTTCCTGGTATTATTGATTATTATTTGCTTTCTTACCTATTTGATATTTCGGTACCAGATTCCAATCATTTTTCTCTCTAAAACCAATGATTTTAACTTGAGATAAATTGACTTGGTTATCTTTTACTTTTTCGGGGTTAACAATCTTAACCAAACCCCAATCTTCCAACAATATTGTTATGGTATTTCTACGTGCAAGATCATTTTCTGAAATATCGGTTTGTTTACCGTCAAGGGCAAACAACTCTTTAAAATGTGTAATGTAATATTTACCTTGTTTGTGTAATATATGACATGACTGGTATAATGTATTATCTTTCTTGGATGCGACGCCGATGCGAGTCAACGTCTCACGAACCTTCAAAAAATCATCTTGGGCACTTAGAGTTACCTCTATCATATCTGCTATCGAGATCATGACTTATTCACTCCACCTTTATTTGTTATTCTTTTTATTTCAAGAATTTGTTCATCGGTAAGAATGCGCAAAGCCTCTTTTGCCTTTGCGTTTGAGTACCCAAAGTATTCCTTGACACATTCTAAATTTTTATCGACGGATGATTTCTGCCACGGTTGAAATTTCCGTTTCATCTGTCTCACAATATTTAGATAATAAGAATACTGAAGTTTTTTATCGAGTTGCGCGTGCATATTCATATCATTTGCAAAATATATGCAATCCATATGATAAGATAACGCGCGATTGGTTAAATAGGGATTGTATTCCTTTTCATCCAACTCATCCCGCATAACATTAACTTTTGTTTGCAGGATGGAAGGGATAACTTCTTTGAATGTGTCTGCCATATCATTTAAATGAACAATCAATCATGACTTCGGTTAAACACGCAACCAAATTAATTTCTTGATCAGCACAAAATGCTGCTTGATATTGATATTTCGCAAGAATCATAACAAGTTGTGGAATAGACTGCGGTTCCAACATTTCATACGCTGCATCATACAACTTTCGATATATGCGTACAGGATCATTGTCAAGATTGTTGGTCACCCACTTTCTTGCATCGCCAAAATTCTTGTCTTTAAGTGCTGTAACAAGTTCTTTGATTTGAACATCTGATACTTGCGCAAGAATACCTTCATCGATGGTACCAGATACAGAATATCTCTGTAGTTCATTGAGAATACGGCGATTATCAGGAAAGTGCTTGGTTACAATTGCTGCAACCACATCTTTCTTATATGCAATTTCTTCTGTATTCAATATACTGCAAACGCGCTTAAAGAATTCAGAAGCCATTTTGGCTTTGTTACCATTAAGCTTAAAATCGATTACAGTACAACGAGAATGAATCGGATCAATAATTCGATTCTTGAAATTGCAGGTAAAAATAAACGAACAATTACCTGAAAATTCCTCTATAGCTCCGCGCAGAGCTGGTTGCGTGGAATTAGGATTCAAATAATCTGCTTCATCAATGATAATGACTTTACGACCACCCTGCAAACTAACTGAGGATGCGTAATTTTTGATCTTATTTCTAAGAACATCAATACCGCTTTCATCAGATCCATTGATTACGATAAAATCACAACCAACTTCATTACATAGTGCTTTCGCGATGGTAGTTTTACCTACACCGGCAGAACCAGACAAAAGGAGATTTGGAATCTCTCCTTTCTTAACATACTCCACAAATGTTGCTTTAATTTCAGCGGGAAGAATACACTCCGCCACGGTACGTGGGCGGTATTTCTCCACCCAAAGGATATGATCGTTCATTCAATACTCCCATAATATAAAAAGGAAAATTACTTTTCCATTGCAATCCAATACTGAACGGAATCCTTTTCGTTTACAAAATGACCAATTCCTTTTGCAGAAATGTCCACTTTGTATGTACCGGGAATCATCTTCAAATTTTCAGTTTTGAAAACATAACGAAAACTTTCACTAACTGGCACATCAAGATCAATTGAGTTAACATGCGCAGAATCATTTGCGATATCGAACGACGCAATCTTAAATTGCTTTCCATCGCTTTCAAATGCAATATGTGGCGACTGCAATACATTTGCAGTCTTTGTTATCCAATCATAATCTTCGGCAGTTAATGTGAAAGATACATCAACAGATGTGAGATTAATACCCTTATCAGGTGGGGTAACAATCATTGCCTTATCTGTAACACGATACTTGATTTTTGAACGACCACCAAGTGCCTTTACGATAACATGTGCAGGATCAAATTCAAGTTCTGCCGCGTCTTTTCCTAGGGACAATACAGAAAGAAAATTATTCAAATCGTATATACCAAAACTTTCCGGAAATTCATCCTTCAAATCAGCCTTAGCCAATACAGTTTTAGTTGGGGATACAGTAGAAAGTGATTTACCAGCATTAAAATAAATGCCGGCATTGATTGTTGAAAAATTCTTCAAAATTGTTAGAGTTTCATTCGATAGTTTCATTATATTGCTCCAAACTTCATCTTGAGAATATTATACAGATTATTCTTAAGATCGTCAAGTGTTCCATCATTTTGTATTACATAATCAATAGGTCCACCAATCCAATTCCACTCTGAATTGTGTACTCCTGTTTGCTTCATTATGTCCATTGCATGTAATTGTTCATTTGGATTAGAATTCGCCAATCGTGCAGCTTCCCACCACTCAGGCAAAGGACCACGTTGAATTTGAATGATAATACCGTCATTCTCATGAATGAATTTCATTTCATTATAGAATCTTACATCAGTAATAACATTACGCGAACTCATTCTACGAACTAAAGCATGTATCCAAATATCTTTATGAATAGAATTTCTACATCCTTCTGTACCAACCTTCTGTAAGGCTTCACGAGGAGTAAAATCTCTACCCATAATTTGAGACCAATAAAGATCAGGCTTCTCTCGAAATGCGCGAGATTCATCAGTATCACCTTCTAGAAGATGCCTTGGCCAACCAAATATATTGGCAGTAGCATCCTTTAAAGGTCCAGCAAAACTGATAGGTTTAAATCCATATTCCTTTTCTAGTATTTCTCCGGCAGTTCCTTTGCCGTTGTTAATGAATCCTACTAGACCTACCAACATTACATTTCTCCGACATAGTGTGCGATAGCAGGCATATCACCTTGGAAATGATATGTACCGATATGTGCAGTTTTCATCCATGGGCACAACCAAATCTTACCACCTATGTTTCTCCACCACTGACAAAACATATAATCTTCTGATAGATATCTTTCAGATTCTTTATCGATAACTGTATCAAAATATGCATGAATGTGGCGTGTACCATCGAAATGTGCTTGACCGACATGATCAGGCTTATAACGCAAATGCGGATATGCTGCTGCGAACTTGGGGAATACTTCACGTTTGACCATCATAAATCCTGTACCAATTTCCAATACTTCTAATGGATCTGATACTGAAAATTGCTGGGTACCCTTAACTGGGTTAAAAACATAATCACCCGCAAGCTTTTCTAGCATACCTAATTCCATGTCAGGATTCTTAGCTAGACCACGTGCGATATTCTGCCACTTAATGGCTTTCTTAGGATAGGGACCACCGATAACATCTTTATCAAGTGCAAGAAGGGCGATAACGTCTCGGGGATCGAAACATATATCAGAATCGAGAAATAGTAAATGAGTACAATCTGAACGATTTAGAAATTCATCTACGAGATAATTGCGCGCGCGGGTAATTAAAGATTCGTTGAATAAGAATGAAAATTTAATTGGAATACCGTATTGTATAAATGCACTCTGCAAATCTAAACATGATTTCATGTATAGACCGTGGTTCATACCACCATACATCGGTGTTGCAACAAATAGACTTTTTGTTCTTAGTTCTTCTACTTTTATTTGTAATTCCATTAATATTCACCGTTTAGTTAAAATAAAAGGGGAGAACCCGAAAGTCCTCCCCAAGGCTCAAATGCTGCCTATTAAGCAGCAACATTACCAATCGAACGGAACGAAAAACCGCTACGAAGTGCAGCCTTAACCATTGAACGGGTAGGGGTGCCTAAACGATAAACGTAAATCTGGTGACCAGCGTTGGTTGTCTTTGTGTTGGTGTAGATGCAATGACCTTCCTTGCGAAGTTCATCAATACGTGCAGCTACGTTTTCGATACCGAAAATACGACGAGCTTGATTGGTTGTGAAATTGTTGCCTTTCTTAAGAGCGTTAAGAATGCGCTCCTTTGCTGAAAGCTTATTTACTGTCTTTGACATATAATCATCTTCTCCTAAATTAATAACAAAACTTACTTTTACGTAAGTATTTCATATCATATCAATATATATTCCTCAAGTCAAGCCTTTCGGCGGTAAATTTAAGGTTTATAGAAAATAAACACCGGTTCGTATTTGAGCCACATGTTCCCTTTGATTTTACAGAAGTTTTTAGCCTTCGGTAAACCAGTTTCGGAATCCAAACGATTCCCTCCAGGCATCTGAGCCAAAGCCATTTTAAGTTTACCTTTGTATTTCATACCCAAAGATTCTAAAATATTTTTGCTGTCCTCTTCCAGTGGTAACATATCTCCGGCAAATACTGCATCGGCTATATTCCAAAGCAAATATCGATCTGATCGTAACCATTCTACAGCAGTTTCTAAAGTAGGCTTCAAGAAACCTTCTCTCCAAGCTTCATACTGTCCAAACTTTTTATAAGACTGTTCTGGATCTTCTGAATATGCTTCCTTGGCGAAATATGGAGGTGATGTGAAAACCAAATCAAGCAGGCCTCGGTGTTTTTGAAATTCACTATTCTCGCGAATAACTTCTGATCCCAACTGGTATATTTCGATTTGGGTATGATCAGTTTCATCTGCCCATAACCCACCTTTGTTGACTTTATTAACATAAAAATCTGCTATCTCATGATACTTGGTGCGATTTTCTGAAGTATTGTGATCAGTATTTGGATCGGTACCGATATACAAAATAGGATTATCAGAACGAATAGACATAGCACCAAGAAGCCTGCCGCCCCAACCACTAGAAGGATCATAAATGCGAATAAGATTATGTCCTCCAATGTGTTTAGTAAATCTTTCATATAAAAACTTCGCTGTAAGTGGTGGAAAATTAACAGCATATTGACAGAAAGACACGCGAAAAGCTTTGAGTCCTACTGGAAATAATTTCTGTCCTAATTTAAATGGTCTGATTACATAATCTTTCGATTTAGTATCATCACAATTGCTTAAACTTCTTTTTGGTATTTTATATTTTTCCATATTTGATCTATTAATCGTCAAATATACTTGATTTTTCAATTCTTCATTGTATCCTGTATATCCAGCCTTAGTCAAATCTTTCGGTTGCAACCAATAATCCCATATACCACGTTTACGGTAATGTTTCTCAAATTCTTCAATCCAATTTTCACCTGTTTTTGCTACCGGCAATTCACCGTATACTGAGGTATCATTGTATTTTGCTACAGAAGAATAATGATAGAATGAATCTCTTTTAAAATGTCTGCGTGCATATGTTGTAAATCAGGCTTAGCGAAATAATCATAAATCGATTTACCATCATCATTTTTATTGTAATTGATACGAGTTTTCATCATGGTAGGAAACCACTGATTTACAGCATTTCCTACTGTGCTGGTATTACGAATAACATCTTTTTCACCAGTCAATTCATCTTTGACAAGAAATTTATGAACTGGGAAGCTTTCCATTTGATTGAATTGCTCTGCAATTTCAGATTCATTATAACCAACTCTTGGTGGTAAATTCTTTTGATCCCAAAGATACACCACCATTTGGCGTAATTCTGTTACCCATTCACGGAATAGGTTGTCATCATATTCAAGAACATCTTCAAATCGAATGTTAACATAAGAATCGATCAGTTCTTTATTTTTTTCGTAAAACCATTTCATGCTAATAACATATCTCTTTGTTTTTCATCAACTCTAACATCAACTACCAAGTGAATTCGTTCGTGATTACCACCGTTGATAACAGTATGAGGTTTTCTTGTATCCAAAAACCAACATTCAAGTGTATCCATATTAACATCTAATTTATTCCCATTAGGTTCCCACGCACAAAATCTCACATCTTTATTTGTGATTATCGGAAAATGATAACGAGCAAGATTACCTATGGCACCACCCGATTCAGGATCTACTTGATCGGTGTGTCTGGTAAGTTCTCCGCCACCAGGAGCCAATTTCATTAATCTGACACGATGAATTTCTGCATTATCAAAAACAGATTTTATCAAATCAGGTACAGAAGAAAATTCCTTCATCAATTCGGTATCTTGTAATTCATGAACTTCATCAGAATGTTTTGCTTTCCATGCATCATTCATTTCAATTGGTTTTTCAATTCGAGTAATGTCTGGGGAATATCCTCTGAGCGATAGTGCGGACCAAGATTTACCTTTATTGTAATTACTATAATGATTTTGAAATTTTAAATCAAGGGAATCTAATGTGTGTCGAATATTGTATATCATATACGGTTCAAAACCAACATCAAAACCAACATCCAATTTTTTCATCGTAACAAAATTTGTAGGGTCTATTTCAGGATGAATTCTCCATACAAATGCATTATCAATAGGAATATCAGAATTTTGAAAATATATGTGATATATTTCACCAAATGTTGTGATTTTTGATCCTACAAAATGATAATTTTTTGCATGTTCTTGCATTATGTAACGCATATTCGAATCTTCTGCCCAGACATACAACCAAACATTTTTATGTCTGAATCCATATCGATCAGATTGCAAAGTGGAAATAATATATTCCGAACTACCTCTCAATTTGGTAACTACCAAATCTCCAGGCATTTTATTACCAATTACAACATTACCATACATGGTAATTGGTGTTCGTTTTTTCACGGTGTTCAAAATAAATGAACCGAAGTGAGAAATGAACAAATTATCATTATGAATGTCTTTGGCTATGTCATTTTTCTTGTACTTAGCAAAAGGTGAGAGTGCATATGCATTATAATCTGCATACGTACTCTCTATATGCTTAAGCTGACTTAGCTCGATTCCGTGCTGCCAATCTTTCATTTTCCTGAACTCTCTTGATTTTCTTCAAAATTTTATCACGTTTCTTTTTTGCCATACTGAGTGCGATAGGCTTCACTTTATCGAGAAACAAATCACCAGTCAAATGATCGTATTCATGAAGAAAACAACGAGCTCCCATACCATCCAATTCAATGGTATGCAATTCGCCTGTGAAATCCTGGTATCTAACTGTGCAGCTTTCGGCTCTGCTTATCTTAGCAAACATATAAGGAAAAGACAAGCACCCTTCCTCTATTGTTACCATCCGTTCAGATATGGATATTATTTCTGGATTGAAAAACGCAACATAATTGTCATTTACACCAATCACAAATACACGGTAACTAAATCCGCATTGTGGTGCAGCAAGTCCTATACCATTGTTTTTTTTGCAAGTTTCCACCAAAGACGACGCAAATGCATTTGGATCAACAGGTGGATTTGCAAAATCAAACATCTGGGTACCTTTTCTCAAAATTGGATCGTCACCGGAGACAAGTTCAAATGTCGGTATATCTTCAACTACAATCTTTGTACCTTGTAGCGCATCATCTGTATTAATTACTATTGTACCATCTTTCATATTCATTCCTCAACTTTTTCATATGTCATTTCGAATATATCAGGTTTGCAAGGATAATATTCACCTTTAACGCCGGTAATGATATAATCTCCCGGACAAACATTATGTCCATCTTCTAAGGTATCAATCCAACCATGATTGTGCATCATGTAATTACACTTAGAACATATTACATAACCAGGAATATCAGGGTGTCTGTAATATCTAACTACATGACCTTCATATTTTTCACCTTTAAATTCTCCTTCCTGAAATGTTTCATCACCATCTAAAGGATGATCACCATTCTTAAACAATTGATGTGCTTCAACAATTACTGGCTTTTTTCTATATTTCATTTCATAATCCTCGAAAAATTATTCACCTTTTCAAATTTAATCACAGAATGAAATTTATCAAACAGTTGATCTCCTTTATGTGAGATAACAAATACATTGGTATCATTACCTATTTCATACATCAACTTCAAAAATTCTTCTGTACCTCCAGTATCCAGACTACTATCAAATACTTCATCAAGTATCAATAGATTAGTATTAACACTGTTTTTCATCTTTGCAATCTGACGCCACGTAAACAATATGGCCAAATCAATTCGTATCTTTTCACCTTCAGAGAAATTGTGGTAACTGAAATCATCTCTGTGTCGAGATAATATTTGTTCTTCAAAATTCTCGTTAAGATTGAAGTTGATGAATGAATCCATCGCCGAAAGATACTTGTTGATCAATTTGTTCATTATAGGCAAATATTGCTTAATAATTTTAGTTTTGATACCGGTATCTTTCAATAATGTCGATGCAAAATCATAATACTGTTTTTCGTTGGCGAGAGTTTCACGCTTCTGCATCAATTCATTCAATTTTTCATTTAGTTCTCGAAGCTTGGAATTGTCCTGCTCCAATGTTCCTTGCATATCAGACAATTCCAATATATCTTCATTTGCTTGCTTTATATAGGCATTTATAGCTTTGATTGTGGAATTGTGTTTGATTATTTCCGATTGATGGGCATTGATATGCTTCATCGTATCTTGAATTTCACCCAATCTAACACTGACATTCAATATTTCTTTTTGAATATCAGAGAGACCTTCTTTCTGTTTGGATTCTTTAGCTTTACGATCTTCGATTTGTTTAGCTTTGAATGTACTGTCGAGATTTTGACGGCATGTTGGACAGTCATCATTTTCTTCATAAAATTTAATATCATCCATTAATCTCTTAATATTAGATTCAATTTTAGATTCTAATTGTATGAGTTTTTTACTCTTTTTTTCTGAAGTCAATTTATCAGAAACTTTTTTATCCAAAATATCAATGTGTTTTTGGATAAGTGCGATGTCCGAATTAAGTTTATCGATTTGGTATTGCGATTCTTCGATTTGTGCGCGCTTCTTATCGATTTCCTTATCATTTTTTGCACGATGTTCTTCCAAATTGTGCAATTGAAGTTTGATTTTTTCTTCAGTAAGTTCACTTTCATATTTGGCAGCAAGATTTTCATCCTTCAATGTTACCAATTTTTGTTTAACCAAAACATTCATCGCTGAAAATATTTGAATATCGAGTAAATCCTCGATAATACCACGACGATCCGCCGCGGATAATTGCATGAACGGCGTAAATGATGCAGAACCTAAAATGACAATCTGAGTGAAAGATTTGTAATTCAGTTTGAGAATACTTTTCTCTAAAAGTTCTTGGTAGTCTTTGTTAGCGGCATCTTGATTAATCAATTCACCATCTAAAATAATCTGGAATATATTAGGCTTAAGACCGCGAATGACTTTATATTGCTTTTTGCCTATAGTAAATTCAACTTCAACTACACCATGACTCTGATTGATAGAATTCAATAAATTAGGCTTATTGATTTTTCTATAAGGCTTACCAAACAAAACGAAGCACAATGCATCTAGCAATGTACTTTTACCTGATCCGTTAGCTCCTACAATAAGAGTATTCGATGATTTAGTAAATTCAATTTCAGTGAAGAAATTACCAGTCGAAAGAATATTTTTCCATCTTATACGTTCAAATTTTATCATGCTTGTTCTAAATTCAATGCTTCTACGTACAATTCTCTCAGAATTGATTTGAGTTTATTCGAGTCGATAGATTCATCATTAATGGTATCGACGTAACTATTTAGGATCGTTAAAGTATCCTGAGCCTGGTCAATAGTATCATCTTCCACTTCAGAAGTCAAGGTAAAATCTTCAACAATTTTGAAGTCCGCTGGACCTATATTATAGATGTTGTTTACGTAAGTATCGAATAGATAAGGGTTTGTTTTGTTAACTACCACCAATTTGACGTACTTATTTTTAGAAAAACTTATGTCTTTTTCTAAAAATTCTTTGAAATCGGCATCCTTATCATCATATGTTAGTTTGATAAACATCTCATCAGGATTTGGTATGAACTCTAATTCCAAAGTTTCAGTATCTAAAATATGAAAACCTCTGGTATCACCATAGTCTTGCCATGTCAACTGGTACGGATTACCTAGATAATGAATACCATCTTCCTCTGACTTGTGATGATAATGACCAGAAAATGTCATATCGAATTTGCGAAACATTTTACGAGACAATCCACCTTCAGATACCATGCCTTTGTACATGGCAAATCCTTCAATCTCCAAATGTCCCATGCAGATGGTAGCATTTGTATCGTTGATTGCATCGATTGTTTCTTGGTATGTCTCAGCGCATATCCAAGGTATGAATAGAATATTATCTATTTGCTTAGGATGACTAATAAACTCGATGTTATCATATTCACCTAAAGTCAATACCGGAGAATTTACATCGTTTGTATTTTTGAAATATGTATCGTGATTACCGATAATCATCTTCACCGGCATTTTCATCCATGCCAATACATCAAAAAACATTCCGTGAGCGCGAACCAATGTAAAGTAATTGATATACTTTCTACGATCAAATGTATCGCCTAGTATATACACCTGCTCAACGTTCTTCGTTACCAAAGTAGGGAAGAAAGTTTCAGTATAAAATTTTTCATAATAATCCAGAAACAAATTGGAGTCATTTCTAGCTCCAAAGTGTTGGTCGGTAATCAATGCTACTTTCACTTATCTTCCTCAAGTTCTTTTTCAACGAAATCAACGATATCTTCTATTGTATCAGTTTCTATGAAAAGTTCAACACCAACGGGTATTGTTGCCGGGTTTACAGGCTTTTTCTTTTTCATGCTTTCTTCAAATTGCTGAATGAATGTCGAAATATTGTCATACATTTGAAACTGTCTTGCATGTCCATCTTCCATTTCCAACAATTCGTGTTCATCAATGATGCCATATTGCTCAGTGGTTTTGTATTTGACATACAATTGCTTTTTTTCTTTCTTGATTCTGCGCAAAAATGCAAAATAAATGTACTGGGTGAAATATGCAAATGCGTTTTTTGATATGTTTGGATCGAAATTTTCAAAATACATCAAACAGTTTTCTATACCATCTGCGACCATTTCATCGCGATATGTGTAATTGATGAAATTTGGTTTATGTGACAAACCTTCAGCAATTTTCATAAAGCATTCTCCGATGTAATTCGGAACCTTTGGCTTTGGTTTATTTTGCTCTGCGGCTATTTTGCAATCCTCTTTGTACTTGATCAGAGATTTGCAAAAATCTGCATTGTTGACATAATGGGCTTTTTTGGGTTGCTTTGTTTTCATGTGTACCACTTTTATACTTGACTTTCTATTGACAAACTCCTATACTGAGTATGTCCCGCGATAATGATATAAAACCTTTAGTTACTTAATGTAATATGGTTTTAGTATTAGATTTGAATGGTACAACATTACCGTCATCAAAGAGTGAATCAGCGCCAGCTTCTTTTGCTAACTTTGATTTCTCTTTTGCTTCTTTGAGCAATTTCAGCATTTCCTCTATGGTGGTATTATAATACTTTAGAAAATCATCACTTGGTTCAACCATAGTAATGATATCCTTGTCGTACATTTCAAATAGACTCTTTTTAACCAGAAGTAATGACATCCAGGTGTGCAATTGTAGTGCTTGGCGACCATTACGCTGTTCGATAAATTCTATCGTCATAGGATTAGCAATGGTATACATTCTAGTACCACTCATACCTATTTGAATATCGAATATTTCACCTATAACATCTTCACCAGTTATAAGCCTCATTATAACAATGATAGGTTTAGGTGGTTTTGCCGGTGTTTCCGGAATGTCATCTTCAATCTTTTCCATTTTTTAATCCTATTTTGTACATTTTATATGGGAATTTTTCTTCTGTGTAGATTCTAACCCTTTCGACAAAATGCTTTAGGGTATGATTCATGTGTTTACCAACTCTCAAGTCATCTGCAATATCATACAATACAGCCTTTTCTTTTGTTTCAGAAGTTCGTAATGCTCTACCAATACTCTGTAGATTCTTTACGCGACTTTTGCTTGGAGATGCGAAAATGATATTGTGAAGATTTTTTATATTTACGCCTGTACTAAATGTTCCGAACGATGCAACGATAATTGCATTTTCCTCTGTCTCTGTAATTCTTCTGATATCCTCTCTCTCATCTGCTTTTGTATTGCCGTGAATATAAAATACCTTTCTATCACCTATATTTTTTGAGTTGGTTATGGCATTATATAACATTTTACCATGCTTGTCAACATATTGATATAAAACTAATGTATTATTTTTCATCGAAAGAGCAAGATTTTTGATGAACTTGTTTCTGCGTTCTGATTGAATCAGATAATCAATCTCTTTCTTGTATTCTTTTTCCTTTTTGACGGCTTTACAAAATTCCTCATCGTGTTTAAGAACAAGACATTTGATTTCGAATTGAGATAAAATGCCGCGATCTATCAATTCCTTTGTTGTTGTAAAATTCTCATTCTTACCGAAAAGACCTTCCAACACCAATTTGTGAGTTTTGGTACCATCTAGAGTACCTGTCATACCTAATCTATAACTGGCATTTTTACATGCACTCAAAATACGCTTAAGTGAATCTGCCTTGCATAGATGAGCCTCGTCGCCAATTACATAATCGAATTGTTCAAAATATGATTCGGGTAGATTTTGCAATGACTGCCAGGTGGATATAACCAAAGGTTTATCTGTTATCTTCTCTTTTCCGGAATATATGCGATGAGCAAATGAATTCACATCGAAATTATTAATACTTGAGTAGTCCTGAAAGTCAGTAAACATTTGTTCTACTAGAGATACAGTAGGAACTATCAACAGACCTTTCATGTGCTTGTATGTGTTGAGTTGGGTAGCAACGAGATAGCATATCAGTGATTTACCTGAGCCTGTCGGAGAGAGCAACAGAACCCGTTTATGCCGCATTAAATGTATGAATGCGTCTACTTGGTAATCATGAGGTTTGATTGGTTGTCCTTTAGAAGCAGGACGAAGATTTGATATGAATTTTTCAGCGTGATACACAGCATAATCATCTGTTAGATTGATGCCGTCGAGAAATTCTATAGAATATTCACGATCTGCCGCGAACTCTTCCATATAATGAGATAAACCTAGGTATAGTTTTTGTGAACGTAGATCCAATAGACGAATTTTACCATCCCAAACTCTATTGCGGAATGCTGGATTGAATTTGTGTCCAGGCACAAAAAATGTAAAATATTCTGACATTTCCTTCAGAATATGTTTATCTGCTTCGATGTGGGCATATACCTCATCGAATTTAGTAATGATTATATTATCTTGCGCCTTGGATGAATCGTTCATGGGTCATATGTTCTCTCAGTTGCCATGTACGGGCGCCAAGCTCCTTTATAATAGCTTTGCAAACCTCGACAGCCTCTTCATGGTATATTTTCTTTTCAAGCAATTTTATCAAATCATTATCTGATTCTAAGTATGTAGACACGTCTGATTTGAGGGTATAACGAAATGGTTCCCATCCATATTCCTTCAAATCTTCCTCTGAGAGTTTACCTGTATAGTATTCCCATTTCAACCTGCGCATTCTATTATAATCAAAATGAGCTTTTTTGGCAGACATATTATGTTCTGTCATGAATTTCAGATATTTGCTGTGTAAAGCTGGTATGCGTATGATTTCGCGAGAAGGTTCTGTGTCATCAATCTCAGAATCCTTTTCCCAGTGCTTGAATATTGCGTCGAGTTTTTCCATGATATTTACTGTTCAGTGAATTATAGGTTATCTACGAATATAGCACAACCTCATGATAATGTCAATTAAAATCTTGTCATTGTATAATATGCAAACCTAAAAGTTACATCGGCAGTAAGAGTTGGAACTTCTGTATCCATCGTAGAGAAATCTATACCTGAAAGACTGGTTGGCCACATCTGAACAAAGTCGAATCTAAATCTAGGATTATTCAGATTACTCAATACTACCAATGAACCTTCAGCATATTGCGGTTGACGAGAATCAATAGTAAATGGTGAGAGTGCCTTTAAATGACGATATTGTTCGAAGTTTTCTGGAAATGTAATACATTTCATCCAATTATGGATTTCCATGTACGAAGCCAAATCCTCATCGACTAAAAATGAAACATTGAAAGTTTCATAGGAAAGTTTGTCACCCGCGCGGTACATATCAATAAATGGTGTATTTTGCATTGCTTCACTAATAGTCAATCCAGGTAAATTTACCTTCTGACAGAAATATTGAGTATTACTAATTCGTGGCATAGTTAACACGAATTTGGTAGTCTGTAACGGATTTGTATTAGTAGGCTTTTGCATATACTTATTTATCCTCATAAAAAAAAGGGTCCCGAAGGACCCTTCTTAAGCGCCACTCTTGCGGTGGCTTTATAATTGTAACAAATTGTTACATTAAATTTTTTACCCCGAACAAGCGGTAGTAAACGTTCTGACGTGGTACTAGGAGACCATTGTGAACGTTGGTGCCGCCAGCGAATGGGTTAGCTACCATTCCATAACGTGTCTTGAAGCCAATCTTTGGCTGGAATGTGAACTGATCAACTGCACGAACCATCTGCAATGGTACATATGGGCAATAGAAAAGTCCAGCATCGTAAGGGCTTGTACCCTTGTAGCCGATTGTTACAAGTTCCTGGTTGCTTGTGAAACCACCAAAGTATGGGTCGATGTAGACCTTGATACGACCATGCAACATACCTGCGAAGGTATTGCCTGTGTCGTCTACTTGTAGGTTAGCCTGTAGAGCAGGTGTGTATGAAAGAACTCCAGCCATCGCCATCGCAGATGCCACGTCTGAAGATACAATCAACACGTTACCCTTACCACGACGTGTCTGCTTAGCAATAACGTTTGCATCACGTTCGATCTGGAAGATAAGACCCTTGAAACGCTCAACTGACCAACGACCGTTTGAGTCTGTGTCAAGGTCGAAGTAACCAGGTGTTACTGTTCCGTACTGAGCACCTGCAACGGCAACTGCGTAAATTGTACGAATAACTTCACGGTTGATTTCAGCTAGAATTTCTGTTGACAGAATGTTTGACAATTCTGTTTCAGCGTCAAGACCATGAATTGCCTTCAAGTCCTGTGCAAGTTCTAGTGAGTATTCAGCCTTCAACGCACGGCTCTGTGCTGTAACTGTAACCTTCTCAATGGTGAAAGCCATCTGCTGGAAGATAGAGTTAGAATCAGATCCTAGGTATTCAGCAATTGCTGTCTGGATACCAATACCTGTTGTTGTAGCATTGTTAGCTGGGTTCTGTGTGCTTGTTGTTGTGTCTGTTGCTGCTGTACCCAAGAA